AATTGATGGCTAAAATGAAAAAGGTAGATTTTATTGGAAAACTTGGTGAATTTGCTACTATAACAACAGCAGCGTTAGGTAAATTCTTACTGTATGGATTGTTAATTGTATTAGGTATAACGGTACTTGCTGCGATTATTAAGAAAGGCTGGCCCGCAATGAGAAAACAATTTGCAGGTGCATTCAAGTTTTTCAAAGCAGCGTTCATGAATGTCATAGGAATAATAAAAGGAGTATTCAAACTATTCAAAGCAATATTCGCAGGTGATGTATTAGGAGCATTGGAAATTTTCTTCAAAGATATTTTCCTCAATGTAGTCAAACTAATTGCTAATGTTTTAGCAGGTCTGTTCAAAGTATTAGTTGGAGTAATCGGCGGATTACTAAGCGGGTTATATGAAAACACAATTGGTAGATTCTTCTCAACCGGAGGGGTATCTATGGGTGGCCCTGCAATCGTTGGAGAAAGAGGGCCAGAATTAGTTAACTTACCTAGAGGTGCAAGGATAAGCAATAATGCAAATAGCATGGGTACAAGAACAGGTGGAAATAATATTCATGTTCATATAAATGGCCGTGTAGGTGCTTCTGATGCAGAAATTAGAGATATAGCCAACAAGGTAGCAAGAGAAATCAACATAAGAATGAATAGAACAGGAGCAAACAGAATAGGTGCATAGTATGGTTGATTACGGAGATTATGGAGCAAACAGTTATTGTATGTTAGAGTTAGCAAGAAGAGGTTCTGGCGATACTACACCTTCTGATACAGAATCAGGATTGTTTCAAAATAGAATTGGTTTGTTAGCAACTAACATTAGCATTTCAACAAACAAACAATCTCTTGCTTTTCCTGTTCCTTTCTCCGGTGTTATTTCCGGGGAATCTACTACACTAGCATTAGATATGGGTCTAGCAACTAAAACAATAACAATAACGGGAATACTCAAAGACCAAACTTTATTCAAAAGAAGTAAAGGTGGAACTCAAAAAGAAGTCAAACTAACTGCATATGAATTGGCTCAACTACTGCATTCTTATGTTGACTCTTCTTTCTTACACGAAGACCAGAATGTAAGTAAATTAATCATACTTATTCCAAGTCGTGCAGATACTAATTTTGATTATCGTAGTGGTGTTACTGCTAATACTGAATTGAAAGATTTGCCATTAATACCATTTCACTATGGAAATAGAACATTCGATATGCCTACTTTAGACGGAACTAAAATTGATTGGGGAGCAACGGAGTTTCCTTCGGCACTAACTTCAATCAATGAAGAGATACCCGGATTGAGTGGTTTCATAAACGATTTCTCAACAGATATTGCGGGCGACCAAATACCCTCAATCACCTTTAGCCTAACATTTACAGTAGCGTCTACCGCTATGTCTGATTTCATTAATGCTAGTTTTTAGGTGAGTAAATGCCGGGTGTATATGTTGGAGATACCAAGTCGCTAGTATTCCCTATGCTATGCGATGGATATATCAAACAAGTATATTCAGACCAGAATCCGGCAGACCAAGACCTAGAGGTAAGAGGTGGTCTTTGGGGTCAAACCACACCATTCACAATTGAAGCCATAATAACGCCATATGATGTAAATGGATATGGAACTAAGACAGGAACAGGCGGAGGCATACTTGATTCACAGAAAACTAGCCCTAGTTTGAGTAATGCCGTTACTAGTAATTTAACACATTATCAATCAAATTATTACTTTGATAATAGAACTGCACAGAAAATGCACCTGTTTTATAACAAAAACTTTGAACTTTACTTAGAAAACACTACAATTTCTACAACGGAATTAAAAAATAAGACGTTTAATAGACCTGCTGAATATAGAATAGTCGCAAAAATACACCAAGAAAACACCACAAAGGTTACTGCTACATCAGATACAATCATCAAGGCAAACAATTTACTGCATGGATATTATGATACTGATGGCTACTATGATGGCGTTAATACTGAATTGACTAAGATATCCTCAACCGCAATAAACGTGACTCCAAGCAAGGAAATAACAGTAGCAAACAACAATTTTACAGGTGAAACAAACGTTTCTTCTGCTTCTGGTGCAGGTAGTGTTACTTTTAGTGGTGCGCCTGAATCATATTATCCTGCTCAATCTGCAACTACTAATATTACATTTAGCAATAATAACTTTAGCGTTGATACTGCACCTTCTTCAAACACAGCAGGTAGCATCAAATTTGATTCTAATCCAAGTCATTCTACAACTAGTGATTTAACCACACATATCGAAATTGTTAGTGAAGACGGTAATACTACAACAAAGTGGTTTCCTGTTGACCCATCTTCATATAGCAACAATGTTGATTTATTTGCTGCTGATAATGATTGGGGAGCAGGTGCTAGAGGTTTTACTGTTGGTGCAGATGCAGAAGCCACCGTTGCTAGATTTGCTTCTGCAATCAACGCTTGGAATAATGGATGGGCAGGTAGCGTTACAGCAGGTCAAGCGGCAGGTGCAACCTTTGGCGACCCTGAGATTGAAATAACCTTCGTGGCTGCTATTGTAGGTACAACACCAAATAGAGTAGGTTCAGGTGGTAGTATAACCATTGGTTCTGGTTTATCTGGTATTAGTAGAGTACAGATAGCAGGTGGAGTAGATGAAAGCGTTGTTACTAACAATTTCCTAACAATAAATACAGGTGGTGGAGATAAGAAATATCATCCTGTTCCTAGTGGTAGTGGTATTTCAAATGGCTCAATAACTAATAGAGGCGGAACTAACTTTATTGCTTTTCAAAAAGGAAGTACGCTCCCTAATACAATGATTGCATTAAGAAATGCTATTAACAGTAGTAATGGAAACACACAAGTTACTGCTTCTACATTTAGTAATACTGGTGTTACATTAACTGCTGATACTGCTGGTACTGGCGGTAACTCATTTACAGTTAGTAGCACAAATATGTCTCATGCAACCACATCAAATTTTTCGGGTGGAGAATCCGCTAGTGAACCAACACAACATATACAACTTGTAGATAGTGATGGCACAATAACTAAGTTTTTGGCAGCCCATCCAACCAAATCAAGTAATGCTAATGGTTCTACTATAACTCTTAATAGCGTAGTTTACGTCATATACAGATTACCATCATCAGGTTCCAATAGGGCTAATTTTGCATCGGTAGTAAATGGTGTATCTGCTCTTGATATAACGGCAGCAAATGACGGTAGTAATCAAAACAAAGTAAATCTAACACAGGGAACCGCAGGTTCTAGTGGTAATACAACAATTACTGAAAACGTAAGCAACGTAACCGCAGATGATTTTACAGGTGGAGTAACTGCATCAAATCCAAACATCTCAATTAATATTACAGATGCAGATGGAACTCTAATCAAATACAAGCCTTCTGTAAATGAATCTACTGGAACATCAGATTCTACATTTACATTCTTTCAAAAGGGCGCAAATGCAAATGCAACTGCTACAAACTTGGCATCAGCAATAAATTCTGCTCACGGTGGAGATATAACAGCAACAACACCCGGTAATTCTAATGTAGTAAAAATAGTAATGGCTACTGCTGGAAATGCATATGCTATTTCTGAAAACTCAGCAAGTATAACATTAGCGGGTAACAATAATAATTTTGATACTAGTGGCGACTTAAACATTACATTAGGTAATAATGAGGCTGATTTAATAGGGGCAGGTGAAAAAATATATGATGCTACTGCTCAACTAATAGGCACTACTTCCAATGTAGTTGGTAATGTTCTAACATTAGATGCATCTCCTTTAGTGCCAGTAACTACTACACTATACGCTTCTCAACCAAGAGAGGCATTGTATGTTGAATCAACATATAGGATATCTTGTTCTTATACTACTAATGCTTTGAAAATATACGTTAATGGTACAGAAGTTGCATCTCAAGATATAACAACGACAATACTACCAAACGGTTTCTTCTTTGACCCTAGTGATTGTAGAATAGGACAGGGGCTAACAAGAGCGAGTGAAGGTTCTAGTACATATAATGAAGATAGGAAGAATCAATTCATGGGAGAGTTATTTGAGATGTGTATGCATTCAAGAGCAGAACCAAGTCCTAGAAACAGCACTCTATCCGTTGGACTAAATGATATCATATTCTATTATAGGTTTGGTGATGAGTAATGGGTGATAACTATACATATGTACTCAATCAAACTCGTACTCAAGAACTTACTCTAAACCATACCTATGCTAATAGAAACGATGCTTTTCCGGGTTTTGCATTTGCAGATACATCTGTAAACCCTGTACTCAAGAACCCCGGTCTAAATACCAATGACCAAGATTCTGCTAACTTCTTTGAGATAAGAAATGCACCTACAAGTTTGGGTGAAACAAGTGAGCCAATAATATCAGGTCATGAAAAGGCTAGACTTGTTAATAGAATAATACCTTCTGCAAATAACCAGACGACCCTTGCTAATTATGCAACAAACAAGCAAGAAACTTCATCTTACAAGATAAGAATATATGATGAGAATGCATCTACTACTGGTCAACTATTAGCAGGTTCAACAGGGCCGGGTATGGATTTAGAAACAAAAGACTACTTCGTTTTAATCAATCCAGAAATAAGAGGAGATGATGGAGCAATAGCAAACAGACCGCACTTTGCCAAGATAAAGCGTCTAACTACTTATGATTACTATGGTGATGGTTTTGAGTTTGAGCCACGTTATCCAAAACCTATACCTAAAGACACTAACTTTGAAATTTACGAAGGCCCGGCAAAAACAGATACTAGCGTAGTTGCAGTATCATATGGGTTAAGGGGGAAGACAGACACTACTTCTGGTAGAACATTCCTATTCAATAAATACGATGTTAGCAGTACAGTAAGTAGGCCAACTTGGTACTTCTATGAGGATAGACTACAACACAAAAATCAACTAGATTACAATACGAAGTATCAATTGACCACTTGTAGATGGTATAGTGATTGGGTTCAGAAAGGCAGAATAAGGTCAAGCACTACAAATCAAGTTACTGCATACCAATCAACATACGTTGTAGCAGAACATACAGGAAGTTTTACTGATGCAGATATTGGTAGAAGTTTATACAAAGGAATCAACGCAGGTAATGTTCAATGGATAGGTAATATAGCATCGTATGATAGTACAAATAGTACAATTACTTTGGATTATCCTAGAAGACCCCTATCCCCTTCAACCGCTAGTTTAATCAACTCAGCAGATTTATACTTCGTTGGTAGGGATATTCAACAAACAATATTCCTAACGGAACAAGAATATGGAGTTAACATTACTGATTTGGGGACAATAAAACACAACGCAGTTTTAGTAGACAATCAAAGAAGTAAAGATATTACAGAAGTAGGAACAGATAGTGCAACTGATTTCGATACTGCAAGCACATACACATTTACTCCTGATAGATGGGGATATGCATTTAGGAATTATAGCAGAAGCACAGAAGACAAAACTTCTGCACATTCAGATACATTCGCAACAGGAACATATAGATTCAATCATGGTAATTTTACAGGGCCAAGTAGATACCTATACTACAAGTCTTCTAACCTAAAGAACAACATAGTAGACCCTGTATTAGAAGCATCAGTTAATTTCCCTCGAAACAAAATGAGCCAGATAGCAAGAGCAAAAGTATTCGATATGTCAGGAATACAACATCTAAAACTCAAAGAAGACCATTCCTTTACAGTAAGAAATACATTACATTCATCTGCACTTAACACATACAAACTACCCTTTACTGTAACTAGTGTAACAGGAAACAAAATTAGATTGAATGCAATCACAGAACTCTTTGATGTAAGAAATGACAATTTCTTAAAGGTAAATGATTTGATAAGAGTAGGAAAGAATTACTACGTTATTTCAGCCTTTACTGCACCTGCGGTTGTAGATGGAGTTAGAGTACAGGATATAACTGTAAATAAGATAAAGACTGATAGTGAAGCAACATGGAATAACATATCATCAATGCCTTCCTTCACTAATGAAATAGCATACATTAGAGCATGGAATGGTTCTCTCAAAGGTACATTCCCGATAGATACAGAAGCAGTATATGGTAGCAATACCTTCCAAAGACTCACTATCAATGGAAGCACAATCAGCAAAACAAATGCTTCTTTGAATGATAACAAACTAGTGTTGCTCAGTCCAGAATTTGTTAACCATCAAATAGATATTGATTATGGTGATTCGGTACATAAGCAAATTAAATTATCATCTGATTTTACAAGTAAGAAATATTATCAGACAACCCCAATATCAATGTTGTATTATCTATCAGGTAACTACGCTATTGATGAAGAAGTGTTCAACGGTAGTGTTGAAGATATCAATTCACAGAACAAGAATGGTATGGTCACTTATGAGATAACAGGTAGGGACAAACTATCCAAACTGCTTGGTAACACCACTAATAAAAACTTGAACCATACCAATGATATTATTCATTCGACTCTTTCACCTATGTTAGATAATACTGTCAATGTAACAATTGATGGTAACTTAACTGCCACAGGAACAGGAACAGAAATTAGAATAACTGATGCTCAATATGCTTTGGGAATAATACCTAAACCATTTGATGTTCTGATGGATAGTAGCGGTAATTTGCTTGGTGAAATAAGTGTGGTAGGTAATGTTGCTATTGGTACTGGTTATAGAGATTATACTATTACACTCAGAAGCCCGAACATATCAGAAAACCAAGTAAATAGCGGGGCTACTGTTAAGTTATACAGAAGAGATACAGGCACATACATCACAGGAATAAAAGCCCTTTCAGCAAACCCAACACTTACTACTTCACCTACCGACTTTACTTCAACAGGAGATAAAGGAGTAGTCTTTGTAGATGGAGAGAAAGTCAAATTTAATGATAGTGGTACTGGCCCAATAACAACTAATATTACCTATGCAGATTTAGCATATGCTTCTGCATCTGGAAGTTACAATACAGATAATTCTCTTGGTTTTGATATCATAGATACAAACAGCATAGGAGCAAAGGATTCCAAGTTTGCATTCAAGATAGGGTTAGAAAGCGAAGTGTCTACAACATTGAGTTCTATACATAGCCTTTCTACATCTACATACTTCAATGTATTAGATAGCGTTTCACAAGACGGATTAACTACAATCACACTTGCTCCTACATTTCCAATTGTTTTGGGTAGTATAGAAAATAATAGTTCTGATAATACATTTACATCTGCAAATAGCAATCTGTATATGGTTAATAGAAACATACCAAAGTCGGGATTCATTCATACTCTCAAGAGCGATAACACATCAGAATATGTTTCAAGTAAGTCATTCAAATACAATCCAATACAAAGAGTGAATCCGGGCGAACTGAAAGAGACTTTCACATCCGTTTTGAATGACTCTCCTAGAAATCAAAAGATTATGGGGTATGCACCTGCATATAGAATAAACGCTGATGGCTCAATCAACGGTACAGATTATGTGACCATTAGCAACAAGCCTATTCTGGGTAGTAACTTCCATGATGATAACTATACAGGTAGCGACAAACTCACTCTATTACCAAAGCAGTTTCCTGAAACAAGAACAGGAACATCAGTAGCAACAACATCAATTAGAGATGTAGAACAAAAGGACTTTAGAACCAAAAAATATGAATTGTTAAGTGTTGGAGATTTATATCCAGAATCTAAACTAAGATACAATAACCTATTTCAGTCGAGTGCTTTTACTAACTATGGTTTGTTGACCGAAAAGATAGGACAGAAAGACACTTCTAGTATTAGTCACGCTAATTATACAGGCGGTAGTTTCCAATCGTTAGCAAGCGAATCCAACTATAATATTCACAAAATAAATTCCTCCTCTACTACACCTACGAACATCAAAAGGTTTGGAGTAATGAGATTAGTAGAGGCTACATTTGATTGGCACTTTACTCCTATTGATGCTGAGTCTTTACAAGATATAGATACAGTACCTAAGATAAGTAACTTCTCATATCCAAGATGGAAGACACCAGAATCATTAGGATTTACAATGGTAGCAAGTAACGCCGGAAATGCTTCTACTAATTCAATCAATTGTAGTGGGGCAGTAGTAAGAAACTTCAAGGAAGGAGATATGTTCTTCAAAACATCAGATGGCAGTCTTGTTGCTAGAATAAACGGTACTGGATATGCGACTATATCCACTAATGGTTCTGGTATAATAACAGGCTCAAACGTAACTGTATTCCAAAACACTACGTCTACTTCTGTATTCAAGGCAAATGTAAGAGTATTCGATATGTTGACAGATGATGGTTTTGGTTTAGACTCACTAAGCAATGCTAACGATATGAGACATCTTGCAGTCTATCTTACTTATGGTCATATAAACAAAAATGACTATTTTGAACATAGTGATAAATTACATACAGCGTTGGTCAACGGTGCTTCAGTAAATCCGTTTATTCCTAACAATATTTTCCTACCAATTATACCTGAAATATTTCATCATAATGGAGGTAGTTCTGGCGACAATGATAACTTTAGACGTTCTCCATATCATTCAGAAGGAGATTGGGCATTAGACTTCGATGGTGATGGCACTACCAGTCAAGATGAACAAGACTATGCAATCAAATATTGGCATTACTCTAGAATAATAAACGCATTACAAATGCAGACATTCACAACATTTGATAACGATGGTAATACTGCTGATGATTATCCTAGTCCAGACCAATACAAAGCAGCCAGAAGTACGCATCTGTATGATAATTGCATAGGAGTATTCAAGCATTTTAGAGGAGCAATAAAAGAATCACAGGGTAGTAATCAAAGGGATATCATTACAACCTCATCTCTATTAGAATTAGACACTCAAACTAATTACAATAACTATGAAGAAAATGCAAGTCCATCGGAAGATAGACAACAACATAGCCGTAATATGAGAATAGACCAGTTGGGTAGCCCAGACGTTGCATACATAGGAACTAAGACTAAACAAGCACCTTTTATTAGTGAAGATGATGCTGTTGCCCAAGTAGGTCAAATACATCATAATGACGTTTCAAATACAACTGGTGAATTATATCAAACACAGATGATAATCAAACCTACAATCAGAACAGATGGGATGTCAGGAAGCACAATCACAATTACAATGAATGCAAGCAATACACATAATTGGATTCACTATGCTCCTAATCTAACTGGATATTATTTGGTTCGACTAGGTGATGGTAAAGACACATTGAAAATAATTTCACATACTGTTGATGATAGTAGTACACACGCAGTTCATACTTTGACATTGAATGCTGATTTAACTGCAAGCCAACGATATAGATTGATGAGAGTATCAGAAACTACGTTTGATGAAACTCCGGGCTTTATCGAATTCAACAAGGAGATACATACAGGACTTCAATACAATGATACTGCAACTAGATTAGATACAGGAGAACCTGCAACGATGGGAGCAACCACAACCAACTTTACAGGAGAAGGAATAGTCTCAATGTATGTCTTACTCGATGTTGATGATGATTTAGATTCTAATAATAAAATGGTAGAGAATATAGATTTAGTAAATCAAAGCCTTGAACTATTTAATGATGGAGAAGTTATTGATTGTTGTATAACTGATGGGCGTACTACGACTAGAAAGAACATTACTGTTACCAAAGATATTACTACTGGCAGACAAAGCCTAAGATTTGACTATGAAGGAACATTATCAGGAAATGGTGTTGTTTCCTTTGGTAAAGCATTCACAATCACAACAAACACACCGCTACAAAATGGCGTGGAAAGAGCATACATAGGAACTACTATGGCAATAGGATTGGATGCTGAAACTGCCATTAACGAAATCCTAAATGAGAACGATATAGAAGTGGATGATAGCGAGAGAAACCTAACGTTTACAGGTGCTATTGTTAGCGGTACTTCTGGAAATAACATTACTTTACAATCAGCAGTAGCAACTGATGTAATAGCAAATGGAGATACACTATACAATCAAGATGGCAAACTAATTGGTTTAGTAGCATCAGGTCAAGGCACTACTACACTAACATTAGATGATGTTGACTATGATAGCGATAGCACAGTTGATACATTCTATACTCCACAACAATATGAGGAACTAGTAAAATACACAAGAAGGCCATTTATAATCAACACAAGGTTTGCTGAGAATGATGTCTTTACCGCAGTCAATTTCTTAGCATCAAAGAAAGGACTAGAGTATGTATTCAAAGGAGAGAAAATTCAGATTAGAGATATTGATGATTACTCATCGAGAAGAATATTTTCACTTAGATACAGGGATGGTCAAAATCTGATAAGTGCAGAAAACAACACATCTCTCTTTGATAGAGCCAACAAGGTAGTTGTGATAGGAGATAATGTAAAAGCCACAACAGAAATGCCTACCGATAAAAATACTAGGACTTTGACGCATATTGATTCTAACATCAAATATTCTAAAGAAGCCCAAGTAAAGGCAGAACAACTTCTGGCATTGCACAATGCTAAGACAACAAAAGTAACTATTGAGATTGAAAGAAAGGATGAAATGAAATTAATGAAACCCGGTGATTTAATCACGCTTAACTTCCCTAATCACAACATTCCTCCCGATGACTATATTGTATATGAAATAGAGAATGCTATGTCTGCTATCAGTAAAATAACTGTTGGTACGTTTAATAAGACAATAGCAGAAAGACTCGCTGAAATGAATATAGAAAGAAAAGGAGGATTTTCTACATTATTAACAAAGGATGTTACTGCTGAAGTAACCAGTAAATCCTTGTTTGAAGAGGTTGGTATAGATGAAGTTTCATTAATATCACAAAGAACCACTCCCACAGGAACATCATTAGGTTGGGGAACCTTAATAGGTTGGACAACAACAATGAATGCAGGGAGTGATGTTGTTACAACGGAGGAAATAGAATTATGATAACAGATGCAGGTAAAAACAAAACAGCAGATTTATTGATTGGAACAAATGGTTTTGGTCATATTGCCGTAGGAGATGGTGGTGATGATACTTCAACAAGCCAAAATACATTAGACCATGAAATCTTTAGAAAAGCCGCAGACTCAAAACAAGTAGTTGGTAATACAATTGTCTATACAGTCACCTTTACAGGTGCAGAACTATTATCTAATGTAATATCAGAAATGGGTGTTTTTGATGCCTCTACTGGAGGTAATATGTTGAGCCGAGTCAACTTTAAGAGCATAGGCCCATTAGCATCAAGTGAGACATTAAGTTTCACTTTTAGGGTGGTGATTCCTTAATGACGGACTTTTCAGGCTTTATTAGTACATTGAAGGTTGCACCTACAACTAGCGACCAGTTGGAAGATGGTATTGATAATCTACATAGTGGTATTATCAAAGCATTGAATACTGCTGATGCAGGTTCGTTCATTGCACACGGATTCCAAGTTACATCTCAATCAGATGGAACATTCGATATAACTGCCGGAGGTTACTTCGATAAAGGAGAGTATAAAACATTAGGTGCGCAAAGCGATAAAAGCAGTACAAACTTCACAGGTGCTACCGCTTATGATTGGTATGGTTTTATTGTAATAAACGCAAGTGGAGCAATAGCATTTAGAGGAACGAATGCTTTAGGTTCTTCAGCCGCTAAAACTGCCGACCTTACAGATGGTGATATTCCAATATGTGTTGTTCAGATAGCAAAAGGAACAGGAACGGCAGTTCAAAGAAAAATACAGTATGTTGGAATAAAGAAAACTACTAACACTTTAACCGCAGGTGATGAAAATAGCGGTGATTTCAGAAAGAGATTCGAGGTAAAAACTGATGGAGATATATATTCATATAACACATCAAACGCTTACCATACTAAATTAGCATTTACAGATGCATCAAGTTCAAGCAAAACTGTAACTGTTCCAAGTATAACAGGGACATTAATCACAACAGCAGATTCACAAACTGTCGCTACTAATATGATTGCAGATAACGCAGTCACACTTGCTAAGACAACAGGAGTACAAGGTTCACTTACATTTGGGATATCAAACACCAATGCAGTAAAGATAGATAACAATTCTGTTCAAAGTGGTGACTTTGCTAGATTCACTAATACTGGTTTAGAAGGTAGAAGTATATCAGAAGTAAAGACACAACTAGGATTGGTTAAAGGAGATGTTGGGCTAGGCAATGTAGACAATACTGCTGATTCTGCTAAACCTGTTTCTACTGCACAACAAAATGCTTTGAACCTAAAAGCAAACCTAAGCAATCCTACATTTAGTGGCACAATAGCAATACCAAATATCAGCGACTTAGAGAGTGCGGTAAGTGCTAACACTCAAAAAGTAGGAATTACTACACAACAGGCTAGTGATATAACATCTGCAAAGAATAGAACAGATACATTAACAGATGCATACATTGAAGGAAAGGCAGCCGCTAAAATAGATGCACTACTCGGAGCAGACTCTAACGCTATTGACACATTAGCACAATTAGAAGACTATCTATTGGATAATACTGTATCGGGTGGATTGGTTCAATCATTAGCAGGTAAGGTATCTACTAGTACAACAGTTAACGGTCATGCTCTATCAAGCAATGTTACAGTCACAAAGGGTGATGTTGGCCTTGGTAATGTAGATAACAATTCTACTGCGACAATAAGAGCAGGTACTACCAAGGCAAATGTTGGACTTAGCAATGTTTTGAATCAAGCACAAGTAACTACATTTGTTTCTGATAACGCTCCTACTGCTACTGCGATTGGTGATATATGGATAGACTCAAATGATAATAATAAGATGTATAGAGCATCAGCAGTAGGCTCTGCAAATTGGGTAGCAGTTACACTTGGTAAAGGAGCATTAGGACTAGTAAAGGCTGATGTAGGATTAAGCAACGTAGACAATATCACAACTGCTACCATGAGAGCAGGTGTTACTCATTCAGATGTAGGAACAACAAAAGCAGATGTAGGATTAGGAAATGTAGAAAATAAATCTGCTGCCACTATCATAGGAGAAATAACTGCTAGTGACATTCCAAACCTAAACGCATCTAAAATTAATGCAGGTACTTTTGCAGATGCCCAATTATCAAAGTCTTCTGTTATACAACACGCTGCCTCTTCTACATTTAGTGATTTATCAGACTTAGGAAGTGGTATAGATACTGCACAAGACTTCTTGTATGTATTTGATAACGGTTCTCTCAAGAGTGCTTCAATAGCAAATGTATTAGCAAAGATTACTTCATCAGAATTAGTAGGTACAGGAAAGGTATTCCCTAATACTTTACCTGCTGATGGAGCAGAAGTCAACGTTCAAGCAGACTTCAATGAAACAAGCGACTCTTCAGATGCATTCATTAAAAATAAACCTACAATACCAACCAATAATAATCAATTAACTAATGGTGCAGGTTACGCTGTTGCTACTGCATTAAACGCATCAAATCTAACTTCAGGAACAATACCTGATGCAAGGTTCCCGGCAGTATTACCTGCCATAAGCGGTGCGAATCTAACTAACTTACCTGCTGATGTAACTCTAACAGGTGCGCAGACATTAAGCAACAAAACGCTAACTGCTCCAATATTAACTGGTACTATTACAAACGCTAGTGGAGATATGACAATTGACCCTACTGGCGACAATGACCTTATTCTTGCTACTGCCGGAGATTCAAGAGTAATAGTAGGTGATGGGACAATCAGCCCTGCTGGAAACCAAGGTAGATTAACAATCATTCATGACCAAACAGGCGGAGAAGGTGGCCCTGCATTACAAATAGTTACAAAAGACAATGATGCATTCTCTGGGCCAAACATCAACATACATCGAGATTCATCTAGCCCTGCTGATAATGATTTTCTAGGTAAGTTTACATTTCACGGAAAAAATGATGCTAGTGAATTAATTGGTTATACTGCTATCAGTTCACAAATGCTTGATGTTTCTGATGGCTCAGAAGATGGTAAAATAATTTTTACACCTAAAGTAAATGGTTCTAATGTAGATGTTTTAACAATAGACTCAGTAGTTAAAGTATTCAAACCATTAGACATTAGAAGTAACTCAACTCTAAGGTTCTTCGATAATGATAACTCTAACAAAATAGTTTTACAGACTCCTCTTAATGTTGGTTCTGATTATACATTAACACTACCACCTAATGATGGTGATAGCGGTCAATTCCTAAAAACAGATGGCAATGGTGTATTAACATGGTCTGCTGATAATAACACTCAGTTGACTGATGCACAAGTAAGAAGTAAAATATCTGGCTCAGGATTAATATCATATGATTCAAGTACAGGTGCAATTACTACTACTGCAAATAATTATTCTATAACTTCTGATATACTTAACGAAAACGACATGAGTTCTAATGCTACTGACAAACCTGCATCACAAGCATCTATCAAAGCATTTGTAGAAAACAGCGTATCAGCAAATACAGATAGACAGGTTGATGATGCTACATTCAATACTGGCAATGGTGTATTGACACTAAGTAGAAGCGGTGGTCTTTCTGATGTTACCGTTGATTTAGATGGAAGGTTCGCACTATCCGGTTCAAGTGGAGAAACAAATCAAAACGCATTTAGTAATGTAGCAGTTGGTTCAGATACAGTACAGGCAGACCAAAAAACTGACACTCTAACCTTAGTGGGAGCAGGTGCTACAACAATATCAGCAAATACATCAAATGATACAATCACTATTACTTCAACAGATAATAACACAACGTATTCAACTGCTACAAGTAGCACACTAGGATTAGTTAAGATTGGTTATACCGAGAATAACAAGAACTATCCTGTTGAACTATCAAGTGGACAAATGTATGTCAATGTACCTTGGACTGATAATGATACTCAATATTCTGTCGGAGATGGTGGACTTACTCAGCGTAACTTTACAACCGCACTAAAGAATAAATTGGATGGAATTGAAACATCTGCTGATGTAACTGATAAGGCTAACATAATATCATCATTAGCAACAATGGATGAAAATGACACACTAAACATAGGAGATTCAGGTGAAGATACTAACGTTGTAATCAAAGGAAACTTAACTGTTAAAGGAGATACGAAGTATAGTAGTGAAACAGTACAAATCGTTGGAGACAACACTCTAGCATTTAGAGCAGGTGATGGTAATGACCATGAAATCAAACTTACTGCTCAAGACGCTAGTACAGATAGAACAATAACATTACCAGATAGAGATGGAACAGTAGCAGTAGCGGCCGGAACTGGTCTGTCATTATCAGGAACAGGTGTAGTATTTGCTAATTTAGCAGCAAGCGATATACCAAACTTAGATGCTTCTAAGATTAATGCAGGAACATTAGGTGCTGATAGAATACCAAGTCTTAATGCGAGTAAAATTAATGCTGGTACATTCGCAACTGCTAGAATCGCTGATAGTGCTATTACAAATGCTAAACTTGCAGGTTCTATTGCTAACTCTAAATTAACTAATTCAACTATTACTGTAAGTGATGGTTCAAACTCGACTGCTACTGCATTAGGTGGAACAATAACATTCGCAGCAGGTGAAGGTATTGATGTTGCTGAAAGTTCTGGTACAGTTACATTTAGTGCTGAAGATGCTAGTGCTATCAATAAAGGAGTAGCATCATTTAGTCAAGATGATTTCTCAGTATCTTCTGGATTAGTTACAGTAAAGTCATCAGGTATTTCTAACTCTCAATTAGCAGGTTCAATTGCTAATTCTAAACTATCAAATAGCGCAATAACAATTGCAGGTTCTTCTACATCATTAGGTGGCTCTATTACCGCAGATACAATTGCAGGTCAAATTAGTAATTCAACAATAACTAATGCACAATTAGCAGGTTCTATTTCTAATGATAAATTAGCATCAGGAATTTCTGCTAGTAAATTAACAACAGGTACTATACCCGCAGCAAGAATAGGAACAAGTGCTATTACAACCGCAAGAATAGCCAATGATGCAATTACAGATGCTAAGATAGGTGATGCCCAAATACTTGCTAGTCATCTTAAGTTCACAAATGCTTCTCTTACTTCTGACCTAGATAACATGGTAGTAACATACAATCATGCAGATGACAATTTTACATTAGTTAGTGGCGCAGCCGGAGGAGAGAACAATCAGACCATAACAACAGGTACAGGTATTAGTGGTGCTAATAGCGGTTCAAGTGGAAACATAACTGTTGCTATTGATGCCACAGTCGCTACACTTGCAGGAAGTCAAGCATTAACTAATAAGACAATCAATGCAAGTAATAACACTATAACTAATATTGCTAACAGTTCTTTGGCTAATAGCAGTATAACAATCAACGGTTCTGCTATATCACTAGGAGGCTCAGTTACAACACCAAATACAAACACGCAGAATACATACACATCTTCGTTTGTTGATTCTACTAATGATATAATACTTAGGCTAACTGAGGGTGGAGCAGGTTCAGGTACACAAGACATTAAGTTTGTAGCAGGTTCTAATATTACACTAACACATACTGATGCTAATAACATAACCATTGCTTCTACTGATACAAACACCAACACCAATCAATTAACCACATTCCAATTAGAAGACGGTGATGGAACAGAAGTTACAATTAGTCATGGTAAAGAAATAAAGTTTGTTGAAGGTACTGGTATTGATATTAACTGGACTGATACAAGTCATGGTTCAGATGGCGACCCATATGATTTAACTTTCGCATTGAAAGACAATTCGGTTACTGCTACCCAATTGAATATTAGTGGTAATGGAACTTCCGGGCAATTACTTCAATCAGATGGTGATGGTTCGTTTAGTTATGTTGACGCTAATACAGGAGATATAACTGGTGTAACCGCAGGTGCAGGTTTAACAGGAGGTGGAGATTCTGGCGGTGTTTCACTAGCAGTAGGAAATGGTACAGGTATATCAGTAACTTCCAATGCAGTAAACCTTGATTTATCAGAATTAACTACGTCTACATCAGATGGGGATGGTGATTTCTTTGCAGTAGTAGATACTAACAATGCTATGAAGAAACTAACTAAGGGTAATATCAATCTATCAGGTTTCAATAACGATGCAGGATTTATTACAAGTCAAATGAGTTTCGTTCTAGAAGATGATGATGGTACTGAGGTATCAATATCAAACGCTGAAGAAGTTAAGTTCCATAGTGGTAACACAAGTATAGACATCAACTATTCTGATATATCTCCGGGTTCAGATGCAGACCCATTTGATTTGGATTTCAGAACAATATTCGCTCCTCGTCTAAGGACAGACGATGATAGGGACTTTGCTCCTGATGACTTGGCAAATAACATTAGAGAACTATCAGGAAGGTTCTCAACAAAAACAGGATTAGAGGATGGTTCAACCACTACCGCTTCTGATTATGTTGATGTTTTAGTATTAGACACATTCACAGGACATACAGGTGGAGATGCAAACATATTGGCATTCGCCAAGAATAGCACAAAAAGAATATATCACTACCGAGCAGACCAAGATGATACTAATTGGGGAACTGCTTCTACTCTTGCATACATAAGCGATATTCCAACAAACAATAACCAATTAACAAACGGAGCAGGTTTTACAACTAATGCAGGTACAGTAACACAAATATCAGTAGGTACAGGTTTAGATGTAACAAATGCAACTACTACTCCAACTATCAGTCTTGATTTATCTGAATTTACAGACATGACGGCTGCGATTAACTCAAGCCAAGATGAATTGATTTTATTAGACAATGGAGCAGAACGTAGGAAATTAATATCTGAAATACCACTTTCAGCGTTTGATAATGATAGTGGATTTACAACCGCTTCTGGTGATATTACCGCAGTTGTAGCAGGTAATGGTTTAACTGGTGGAGCGACTTCTGGTTCTGCAACACTAAACATTGGTGCGGGAACTGGTATTGATGTAGCGGCCGATGCAATTTCAGTAGATGTATCTGACTTTATGACTAATGGTGCAGATAACAGAATTGTAACTGCAACAGGCACAGATGCCATGAATGCAGAAGCAGGTCTTACTTGGGATGGTACTACACTAATAGTAGATGGTCATGCCGGAGATGCAGTATTATCATTAAGGGCAGATTCAGACAATTCAGGTGAATTAGACCAACCATATATGGAGTTCGTATTAGATGGAGGTACAACACACTCATCTATTGGGCATTCATCTGATGTATTCCATAATGACAATACAGACAATAACACATTAATTATCGCTAACTCAGTCGCAACCAATGATTCAGGTTCAGGAATAGTATTCAAAACAGGAGAATCAGCAGGACATGAGAATGCAGTAGAAGCGTTAAGAATCGGCCCTGATAGAAAGATTAGATTTAACGATGAATACACATTCCCACTTACAGATGGTAGTAATGGACAGGTTCTAACTACCAATGGTAGTGGAGCGTTAACATTCACAACAGTTAGCGGTGGTGGTGGTGGTACAGATACCAATACATTCGTTATTGTTGGTGAAGAGTCTGATGTTCATATCGCTAGTACGGCGGCTGCGGGTGGTGCAAATGGTTTTCAAATGTCTTTTGGTAATGGGGCAAGAAATACAACCAATTCTTCAACAGGAACAGACTTTGGTGTTGCTTTACCTGTTGCTTGCACATTGTCAAGAATAGACATAGCATTCGGTAATAATGGTAGTGAAACAAATTCCAGTAATCAGACAATGACAGTTTTCAAGAATAGGTCAGCCAGTACAACTACAATGCAATTTA